TAGCGCTCGCCACGTTGCACACGGCGTCGAAGACGTTTGCCAAGGCCAAGGCCGACGAGGCGCGTGAGCGTCGTGCACGTGAAGCGGTCGTCGAACCGTCGCGACTTAGTGCGGACACGCGGCTGGTAATGTCGCGCATGGCTTCGGATGGCTATTGAGATGGGCGAACAAGGTTGGTTGATTGAGGGGAAAATCGGACTGACTCCAATCTGGCTTCGCGAAGCCGCGTGTGCGTCGGGGTGTATTAACTTCACCACGGACGCATCCATCGCGATTCGCTTTAGCCGTGAGTCGGACGCGCTATCCGTCTTACGAATTCTCCAAAAGTCCGGCGTCTTGAAAGAGCACTGGACCGTTACCGGCCATGAATGGGTCGACGCTCCGATCGCCAAACAGGATGCCACATGAGTACGGTCACCGACCCGCCAAACGTGAACACTGGCACGATCTGCAACACGTGCGGCCATACCGCCAAGGACCGAGATTGCTCCGACTGCGGCGGAGGAGTTCCGTCCCCCGGAAGGCAGCCGTGCACCTACTGCCTGTATCGCACTGGCGGAGTCCCAGTGATTACGCCGCCTCCTCCTGGACCGACAGCGCCGCCGCCTGAAGGTTTGAGCGGCCAAGACGCGCAGACGGATCAGTAACGAATAATGCCCAGCACCTACGGCCTAGCAGCATGGCGATGGAACGCCGACGAACAGTGCCACGAACCGCCTCCAGGTGCGTTCGCTGTTCTCGATTTGCGTCCGTACGCAGAGCAGGCCAAAGCGTCGCAGTCCGACGGCTGGGGATTCTTTGCGTGGCCGGACCAAGTGTACGACGAGCAAGGTCAACTCGTCGCGAACATGAACTCCATGCCGCTCGACGCGGTGTCGATAGGCTACGGCGATTGTCGCGAAATTCAACCGAACACAGCGACGCGCGACGAACTGCGCACGCGGCTCGGTCTCTCCGCTCAACCTGCTGGCGCGACGCTGATTGATTGCGTTTCGGACGTTCTCGGTTCGCTCGCCGATCCGACTGGAGTATCGGGACCGAAACCGCTGCTTCCGACCCGTGAGGGGCTATTGGAAATCCACCTTGCCTATCACTCGCGAGTGAAGGCCGAAGCGTTCAACGGAGCGGCATTGTTCGCCAACACGGCGACGGGTCGGAACAATCGAATCCGTGAAGTGCTGCGAACCGACCTGGAAACAGCCTACGCAAGCGGCGGGGCCGAACTGCTCGCCAAGGTGCTGGGCGGTTGGTGCGACCGCTGGGGAGTTTCCTACACGCAGGCGGCCAAGTGGAGGAACCTGATTCGCGGACCGCTCTTGGCGGAATTGCTGGGGAAATCGGGAGGGAAGTTCTCGCCGAAGAAGCCGCGGACGTCGTACAGCGATGATTTCAACCGGGCAAACGGCGGGCTTGGCGCAAGCTGGACGGCGGTATCTGGAACATGGTCCATTGTCTCAAACGCAGTCCAGTGCGGAACGAGCGGCGTACAGACGGCGCGCTATGAATCGGACCTTTCGTCGTCGGATCATTGGGCGACACTGACGCAGACAACAATCGGAAGCGCGAGCAACAACATTTTTGCGGCCGTCCGCTTTGCAGCTTCCGCCAACACCTGCTACACGGGCGACGGCTATTCTTCTGGTTTTCGCCTTTCAAAAATCGTAACGGGAACGGCTACAACTTTAAGTAGCGTGACGGGCGTTGGCATTGATACATGCGAAACTCGTGCGAACGGTTCAACGATTTCAATAACGCGAACGAGCCTGTCGGATATTTCGCTGACAGACACGTCCATCACTGGCAACACTCGGTGCGGCATGGGAGAGGCTGCGGCGAGCGGGGCAACGTCGACGGTGGATGATTGGTCCTGCGACGACGGCGTGAGTGCGGGCGGTCAACCGATGGCCCTGCGAACCGCTGGAATGCGCCTTGGCTGGGCACGAGTTGGAAGGGGATTTTAAATGGCAGCGTCAGACGCGAAACCCGTCCCGATCAAGAACACTGCCTACCGAGTCACGTTCCCGATTTACGATGCGGACGGTGACCTCGTGACGGGTGCGACGGGCTTGGATTCCGAGGTCAGTAAGGACGCCGGGACGTTCGCCGATTGCACAAACGAGGCGACGGAAATCGCCACCAGCAGCGGTATCTACTACCTAGACTTGACCAGCACCGAAATGAACGCCGATTGTGTGGCTGTCATCGTCAAGACATCCAGTAGCGGCGCGAAAACGACGGTCCTGATCATGTACCCGCAAGAGTCTGGGGACGTGAAGGCAACGGTCGAGGACTACGCGAGCGGAAAAGCTCCGCTCCAGCCGACGACTGCGGGCCGCACGCTCGACGTGACGGCGACCGGCGCGGCTGGGATCGACTGGGGGAACGTCGAGAATCCGACGACGACGGTCAATCTCAGCGGTACGACAATCAGTACGTCGCAGGCCGTGGCAAGCGTCAGCGGTGCCGTGGGGAGCGTCACTGGTGCGGTCGGTAGTGTGACAGGCAACGTCGGCGGAAACGTGGTCGGGTCGGTCGGCTCGATTAGCGGCGTGACGTTCCCGACAAACTTCGCGGCGCTCGGCATCAACGCGAGCGGCCATGTCTCGCGCGTGACGCTCGCAGACACGATCACGACCTACACGGGCAACACTCCGCAGACCGGCGACGCCTACGCACGGATCGGCGCGACTGGGAGCGGACTGACAAGCCTTGCCCCTGCGGCGACGGCGCTCAGTACAGCGACGTGGACGGCGACGCGAGCAGGCTACTTGGACAACTTAAGCGGCGGGGCGGTGATGCTGGCGGCGTCTTACTCAGCGCCTCCCAGTGCGGCCGCGAATGCTGGTGCAGTGCGGACCGAATTGGCGACGGAGCTAGGCCGTATCGACGTGGCGACGAGCACGCGGCTCGCCAGCGCAAGCTACTCTGCACCTCCCAGCGCAGGCACGATTTCGACAACCGTCTGGTCTGACGTGTCGCGCACTCTCACAGCCTTCGGGTTCACGGTTTCCACGAACGACGCGGCGAGCATTTCAGCTATCAAGGCGAAAACCGACAACCTTCCAAGCGATCCTGCGGATGCGAGCGACATTGCGGCGGCGTTCTCGACCGTCAATTCCACGCTGTCTACTATCGCATCGTACGTCGATACTGAGGTGGCGTCGATTCTTGCAGCGGTCGATACCGAAGTCGCGGCGATTAAGGCCAAGACGGACAACCTTCCAACGTCTCCAGCAGCAGCGGGCGATATTCCGAGCGCCGCGACAATCGCGACGCAGGTGCGGACAGAGCTCGCCACGGAGCTTGCGCGTGTGGACGTCGCGATAAGCACCAGATTGGCCAGTGCGAGCTACACAGTTCCGCTCGACGCTGCGGGGGTGCGTTCCGCGGTGGGGCTGGCGAGCGCGAACATTGACACGCAACTCGGCGACATTCCGACGGTCGCGGAGTTCGAGGCGCGGACGCTGCTCGCGTCTGCCTACGCTACGGCGTCGCTGCTGACAACGGTCGCCGGGTATCTCGACACGGAGATTGCGGCGATTCTGGAGGACACCGGAACGACGATTCCGGCGCTGATTGCGGCGCTGCCGGCGCCCATGACCGCCGCCCAGACACGCACAGCGCTGGGAATGGAGTCGGCCGACCTCGACACGCAGCTTGACGCGATCCTAGCGGCGTCTGGCGGCGGAGGCGGCGGCTCTGGCTCCGGTGCCTACACACTGACGATCACGGTCAACGATGGATCGGCGGCCTTGCAGAATGCGACCGTGCGTCTTACGGAAGGGTCGACGAGCCTGTCCGGAACGACAAACGCGAGCGGCCAAGTGGCCTTCTCGGTTGACGCCGCGACGTGGTCGGTCGCCATCACCAAGGACGGCTATCAGTTCACGCCGACGACGAAAGTCGTGGCTGGAAGCGGCTCGCAAACCTACTCGATGACGGCGGTCTCGATCAGCCCGCCGGCGGGTCCCACGCAATCGACCGTCGTCGTCACGGTCCGCAACTCCGCCGGCACGGCGATGAAGGACGTCAATGTGAAGGTGCGCATCAAAGAGCCGCCACCGGGCGAGGACGGGGCCGCGTACACGAACGAATGGCTGTCCTACAAGGCGACTGACGCCGGCGTGGTGACGATGACCCTGGTCCGCAACGCGACGTATGAGCTGCAGGTGTTCGGCTATCCGTCGCTCCACGAATTCACGCCCAGCACGGCGACGTACGAGATTCCGAATTTGGTGGCGAGCTAATGGGCAGGCGTGGTCCGCAGAAAAAGGCAGGCAGCCGGCACAACGCAAAGTTCGAGACGACGCCGGCGGCGGACGATCAGGACGCGTTGTCGCTGAAGAGCGTCCCCGAGCCTCCGGATCGGCTGTGCGAAGTGAGCACGGACGCGTGGCGCCGACTCGCGCCGCTGGCCCTGCACCTCGGCAAGCTGACGGCGGCCGATCTGCCGGCCCTCGAGCTGCTGTGTAAGACGGTCGCGGAGTTCGAAGCGGCTGCGAAAATCGCAGACAACCCCAGCGAGGCGTACGTGTACAGCGAGAAGGGCGGGATCTACGCCCACCCCGCCGTGTTTCGCAAGCAAGCTGCCGCCAAGCAAATGACCGCCCTCTTCGCCCGCTTCGGCCTGACTCCAATGGACCGACAGACGCTCGGCGTGACGATCGCCGGAGCCTCGCAGGCCAAGAAAAGAGGGCTGCCGGACTTCGCAGCCGCTAGATCAGCGCCTTTGCCGCCGGCGACGAAGCCGAAGCGAGGGCGCAAATCGTGACGCATGGTAGCGCGTTCTCACAAGCTGCTGGCAGCGCGATCCAAGGCCAAACGGCAGGGCTGGCTGCACTGGGTGAAGTCCGAGGCGGACGAGCGGGCCATGCTCGACGGCTGCTGGGTGGACCAGCGGCGAATCGACCACGTCGTGGAGTTCGGCCGCACCTACCTGCGACACACAGAGGGCTCGGCGTGGGCTGGGTCGCCGTTCGACTTAATGGACTGGCAGTACGAGTCGCTGTTTGGACCACTCTTTGGCTGGGTTCAGGAGTCGCAGGAGTGGCGGCGAGTGGTGCGTCGCTACCGCACGGCGTACGTGCAGCTGCCCAAGAAAAACGGCAAGAGCCCGACGGCGGCCTATGTGGGGCTGTACATGCTGGTGGCGGACGGGGAGTTTGGCGCCAAGGTGTTCTCGGTAGCCACCAGTCGCGACCAGGCCTCGATCGTGCACTCACACGCCACGCGCATGGTGGACTGCTCGCCGGAGCTGTCGGACGAACTCAAGGTGAATCGCACCACAAAAGCGATCGTCCACGAGGCCACCTATTCCGAGTATCGCGTCCTGTCGGCTGCACCGCGGCGGAACGAGGGCTGGAATGGCCACTGCTGCGTGGCGGACGAGCTGCACATGTGGAGCGGCCGCGGGCTGTTCGACGCACTCCGCTGGATGTTCGCCAGCCGCCCGTCGCCGCTATTCTTCATGATCACGACCGCCGGCGACGACACATCCAGCGTGGCCTACGAGCAGTACGAGTACGGCAAGCAGATTCTGAGCGGGCGCGTGGTCGATCACACGTTCTTGCCTGTGATCTACGAGGCGGACTCAGCGGACGACATCGGCAAGGAATCGACCTGGCTCAAGGCCAATCCAAGCATGCCCGAGACGGTGAAGCCCAGCGAGTTCAAGCAGGCCTACACGCAAGCCCTGTCTTCTCGCGCGGCACTGGATCGATTTCGGCAGTTGCGGCTCAACATCTGGCGGACAGGGCAAATCGGCTGGCTCGATCCACTGGAGTGGGATGCCGGGCCGGATCGACGTCGAGCCCTTGGACAGGCGGCTTGAGCATGGCCAAAAAACCCCGCCGCATTGACTGCTACGAGGAGTTTTCCGCCGACGATTTGCTTGGAAAGTCGTGCTGGGCTGCACTCGACCTTGCCATCGTGAGCGACTTGTCTGCCTTTGCGGCGGTGTTTCCTGACGAGCCGGAGCCCGACGAGGAGCCGCTATATCGGCTGCTGATCAAGTATTGGCTGCCAGAGGAGACAGCCAAGCGACTCCGGGACCGTGTGCCGTACATTCACTGGGCCGAGAAGGGCTGGATTACGCTGACCGACGGCAATGAAGTTGACTTCACGAGGATCGAGGACGATATCGCCGAGTTTGCTGAGCGCTACCAGATTCAGGAGCTGCGCTACGACCGCGCCTACGCTGCCAAGTTGACGCAGGACCTTGAGCTCAAGCACGGCATCCCACGGGCGGAGTTTCCGCAGACGATCATGCACTACACCCTACCGTCGAAGCTGTTCGAGCGACTCATCAAGACGCGGCGCATTCGCCACCAGGGCAATCCGATTCTGACGTGGCAGATGGGTCACGTTTCGATCAAGAGCGACAACAACGAGAACATCCGCCCAGTACGGCCAAAACGCGGCGACCATCGGACCATAGACGGCGTTCAGGCTACGATCATGGCCCTATCCGGCGCGCTCTCGTCCACCGGCACGGCAAGCGACTGGGATGGCGACGTCGAATACCTGTAAGGAGACTCCGGCATGCAGTTTCAAAACACATTCGTCGCGGGCCTGTTCGAGCCGTCGAGCGAGCGACGATCTTCGCCTGAGTCGATCGAGTTCAACATGCAGGACGTGTCTGCGTGGCGCGAGTATTTTGGAGCGGATGGCGAATCCGCCAGCGGCGTTACGGTCACCAAGGCGAAGTCTTTGACGCTCGCCGCATTCTGGCAGGGCGTCGCCGCCAAGAGCCACGACGCAGCCCGCATCCCGCTGTGCGTTTTCCACAAGCTGCCGGACGCCGGATCTGAGCAGTTATCCGCCCATCCCGCGTCGCGGCTCATTGGCCTGTACGACATGGCCAATGACGAGCTGACTGCCTACCAGTTGTGGCGCCGGGCGTTTGTGCACGCGATCATGTGGGGCAACGGATACGTCTGGGTGGAGCGGAAAGGCGCAACGCCTGTCGCCCTCTACAACCTGCTGCCTGACCGCACGGAGCCGAAGCGCGGAAAAAACGGTCGCAAGTACGTGGTGACCGAGTTCAGCACGCCCGATGGCCAGTCCGACCTGCAATCGATTCCCTATGAGGACATCATCCACATTGAGGGCATGGCCTGGGACGAGTCCGGCGGCAGGGATCTTGTGCAGGCCGCCAAGGACCAGATCGGCGAGGCGCTGGCGAGAAGGAATTTCCAGGCCAAGTTCTTCAAAAACAACGCCAGCCTAGGCGGCGTGCTGCAGGTCCCCCCAGGAACCGCCCCGGAGAAGATTGCAAAGATCGAGAAGACCTTCGACGAAAAGCACGGCGGCAGCGACAAGGCGTTCAAGGTGGCGGTACTGCGCGACGGCGTGAAGTTTCACACGACCATGGCGACGCTGCAGCAGTCGGATGCCTCGGCTCTCGACGAACAAACCGCCCGCCAGGTGGCTCGCTTCCTGAACATGCCTCCCTCTCGCCTCGGCGTGCGAGAATCCGTCTCGTACAACTCGCAGGAAGCCGACCGGCGGAATTATTACGACACGAGCCTCACCGAGCTTCTGATCCCGTGCGCGACGCAGTGCCAGGTCAAGCTGCTGACGCCTTCGGAGCGGAAGCAGGGAGACTTGTACGTGCGGCACAAGGTGGCGGCACTGCTGTGGGCGGACGCCAAGACGGTCAATGAGATCGGCGTCGCAGGCGTCAATGCAGGGATCTACACCCCCGACGAGGTGCGTGGGTGGTTCGAAATGAACCCGCTTCCAGATGGGCAGGGCGCAAAAGCCAAGCTGCCGGCAGCGCCGACACCGCCCGCGACCGAACCGTCCCCCGCAGCCCGCGCCGCGTGGCGGGAATTGATCGACGGCACGCTGTCCCGCGCGGCAACGCGGCTCGCCGTGCATGTCGGCAAGGCGGCCGCGAGCGAGCGCGGCGCGGTCATGCAGGCCCAGCGAGAGGCAGTGGCGAAGATCATCGTCCCTGCCCTCAACGTCGCCGCGTGCGCTGGACTTCGCGCCGTGTCGGAGTCTGATGTGTGGTCCGGCCTGTGCTCCGCCGTTGAAGCCGCAAATTTCGACGCTGATAAAATGGACCGCTCCTCGCTCGTGGGTATGTTCGGCATCTGATTCAACGCTCGCCCGCAAGACGCCCAGTCGCCTTGTGGCGCACCGACGCCCAGTCGTCGATCTCGCGAGCCGTCATGGACAAATGACACCAACTTTCCCGCTCGTGAGGCGCCAACATGCCCAGTCTCCAGGAATTACGCGAAGAGGCCCAGAAGCTCGACAACGAAGTGCTCCAGATTCGCTCCGAGCACGACAAGCTCAAGAGCGAAGGCAAGACCGGCGACGACGCCTGGGGCGGGGCCGAGAAGCGCAAGCGGTTCCGCGACGTGATGTCGCGCCGCGAATCGCTCCGCAAGGAGCTGCAGGACGAGCAGGACGCCGCCGATCTGCTGGCCGAGTCCGAGGAAATCAACCGCCGCAGCGCTGGCGACGGTGGTGCGGGCCGACCGAGCGGCAACATGAACCACGACCAGGAGCGGCGAGGCGACTCTCGCCACTCGGACGAAGGCGGACGAAGCCTCCGCGCTGCTCGCTTGCGGTCGCTGGCGTTTGAGGCGTGGGCCTCGCATGGCCTGTGCGACAGCGAGGAGCGATCGGCAGCATGCCGCGAGTTGCGATTCAATCCCGCATCTCCCTCGATCACGTTCGACATCTCGCCGACTGGCGACTACCGCTCGATGCAGCGGCTGGTCCGCCACTGCCGGCACGACCGAATCGCGGAAATGATCGAATCGCATGGCATGGGCCGCGAGTCGCGAGCGCTGTCGGCCCACAACGGACCGTCCGGCGCGTACGCCATTCCCTCAACGTTCGTTCGCCAGCTCGAAGTCAACCTGCTGGCCTACAACGGGATTGAGCGACTCGCCGATGTGATGGTCACGGAAACCGGTGAAGAGATGGCCTGGCCCAGCGTGGACGACACGTCCAATTCTGGCGAGCTTTTGGGTGAGGCCCGTGAAACGACGTCGACCAAAGATCCAACGTTCAAGCTGACTCGCTGGAACGCGTACGAGTTCAGCTCCGGTGAGTTGTTGGTTCCGCGCCCGCTTCTGCAGGACGCCGGCGTCGCCCTCGAGTCCGAGCTTACCAACATGCTGCCCATGCGCATCGGTCGCAAGGGCGCCCAGCTGTTCACCACGGGTACCGGCAACTCGCAGCCGAATGGCATCATGAACATCGCCGGCCTGGGGCGCACGGCCGCTTCGGCGACCGCGATCACGGGCGACGACCTACTCCGCCTTCTGCACTCGGTGGACCCGGACTACCGCGACCCGCAGCGCAGTGCGTTCATGATGCACGACTCGATCATCCTTGAGGCGTCGCTGCTCAAGGACGGTCAGAACAACTACATCTGGCAGTCTGGCCTGCAAACCGGCACGCCGGACCGCATCCGAGGCTTCCAGGTCGTCCCGAACCAGTTCATGGACTCGGCCCTGGCTGCTTCGAACAAGGTCGCAGTGTTCGGCGACTTCTCGCGGTACAAGATTCGCCGCGTGCGGCAGGTGACGCTGACCCGCGTGGTCGAGAAGTACGCGAACAAGAACATGGTCGCGTTCATCTTGATCGTCCGGCAGGACGGCAACGCGATTAACGCGGGCACGAATCCGTTCAAGTACCTCAAGATGGCCGCGTCGTAGTAGACGCTGTGTCGTGACGCGGCCGGCATTGCCGGCCGCCATCCCTGATAGCAATCTCCGAGGACCACATGCCCAAGGTCAAATTCATCGCCAACGCGAACTGGCAGGGTCGCGGCTACAAGCCGGGCCAAGAAGTCGAGATGGACGACGCCACGGCGGCGGCCTACGCGAAGGTGGACCAAGTCGAGATCCTCGACAAGGCGGACAAGCCCAAGGCGGACAAGCCCAAGGCGGACAAGCCCAAGGCCAAGCCCGCGAAGTCCGACGAAGAATAGACGCCAGACAGCCGCTGACGCACCAACCACAACTCACGCGAGGTTCCCATGAAGTCGCTCGTCAAGGATTCGAAAATCACGCGGGTCAGCAATGCCGTCGCTGCCGGCACGACCGATGTCGAGGCCACGTCCGTTGACATGTCCGGCTTCGACGCCGTGGCGTTCATCGTCGAGTTCGGCACGATCACCAGCACGGCCGTGACGTCCGTGAAGATCCAGCAGTCGAGCGACAACTCGACGTTCGAAGACGTCGCCGGCACGTCGATCACCGTCGCGGACGACGACGACAATCAGGTCTTTGTGGCCGAGGTCGTTCGCCCCGAAAAGCGGTACGTCCGCTGCGTCGTCGACCGAGGAACTGCCAATGCCGTCATCGACTCGATCGTCGCGATTCAGCACCAGGCCCGCGAACTGCCCGTGACGCAGCCGGCGACGACGACCGGCGAGCTGAACGTGGCGCCGATCGCAGGCACGGCCTAGTCGCAACTATCCAAATTGTTTGGATAGATCGCAGGAGATTCTTTTCAGAGGGTTCACAACATGGGGCTGCGTCAACTTTTCGCCCCTGCCGTGTACCCTCTGACGCTGTCCGAGGCCCGCGCACAGCTGCGGGTCGACCATTCAGCCGACGACGGCGAGATCCTGCGTTATCTCCGCACCGCGACAGCGGAAGTCGAGCGGCTTAGCGCTCGGCAAATCGTCGATGCGAAGTGGCGATACACGCTGCGCGAGTGGCCGGAGTTCGAGGACGACGAGAACGAGATCGCACTGCCGCGGGCCCCGCTTGCCGCCGTCGATGCAATCACCTACCTCGACGGAGACGGCACGCGGCAAGCGCTCTCAGCATCTCGCTACGTCGCCGCCCTGAACGACGAGCCAGGGACCATTGAGCCGGCCTATGGCCTGTATTGGCCGGCCGCTCGCGAGATTGCCGACTCCATTCGGATCGACTACTGGGCCGGGATGGCCCTGCCGATCACGCAGATCGACGACGACGTATTCACGACCACTGGCAGGCCGCTCGCGACGGGCGACGAAGTCATGTTGTGGTCGGCCGGCGACACGCCGACGAACCTAGAGGCAGGCAAGCCCTATTTCGTCATCGGGGCCTCTGCGTCTGGCGCGCAGGCCACTTTCCAGCTGTCCACCAGCTCCGGCGGCTCCGCCATCACGTCGATCGGGGCGCTGGGGGACTCGCTGTGGATCACGCACAACTGGCAACTGTTCGCGACAGCTCGGCAGGCCGTCGCGCTGCTGCTTGGCCATCGCCAGGAAGCTCGAGAGGACACGGCCAGCGAGCAGTCCTATCAGATCCCGCGCGGCGTCGAGCACTTGATCGAGCAGCTGCAGTACGGCGCTGAGTTCTACCGGTGGAGCCTCTAGCATGCCGCAAGTGCAAGCCGGAAAGTTCCGCCATCGCATCACCATTCGCCTGCCCGTGCGGACTCGCGACGCTCATGGGCAGCCTGTCGACGGCACGCCGACGGTGCTTGCATCGCGCGTCCCGGCGAACGTGATCAGCCTGTCGGGCGTGGAGTTCGTTGATAACGAGCAAGTCCGCGGCGTGGCAACGCACCGGATCTTCATTCGCGCTCGCTCCGGAATCACTGCCCAGCACGAGATCGTCTGGGGCACGCGAGTGCTGGGGATCGTCGCCGTGCGTGACACTGAGAACCGCGGCAAGCTGCTGGCGATCGACTGCAAGGAGGGCGTGTAATGGCCGGCAATTCGATCACGATCGAGGCGCATCGCATTGGCGACGCCGACGCTATCCTGACCGCCTTGCAGGGTGAATGGCTGGGCAATCAGTGCCTCCGCACCGCCATGGGGGCCGCCACTCGAATCGTCGTGACGCGTGCGAAGCAGCTCTGTCCGCCGCCGGGCTACAAGCACGATAAGCCCGGCAAGAAGGCTCTGCGCGACACGATCGGCTGGGTCTTTCGCGAATACACCGGCGCCAAGGTGGCGGTGATCGGCCCGCTGGCCCCCGCCGGCGCTCACGGTCACCTCGTCGAGCGCGGCCACCGCATGGCAGTCGGCGGACGAGTGGCGCGGCTGTGGGAAGAACGAAACATGAAGGATGCCGCCCTAGGCCGCCTGACGCTCCGCCAGCAGCGAGCGATGCGCGGCTGGGTGAAACGCGGCGGACGCAAGCCGATCACCGGTCGCGTCGTCGGGCGCGTCGAGGGCCGGCCGTTCATGGAGCCGGCCGCAAAGGAAACCGAGCAAGCCCAGCGGGATGCGTTTGAGAATTCGTTCCGCGCCGCCATTCGCCGCCTCTGCGCCTCAACGGAGGCCAAGTGATGCTGACGATCGGCGAAGCGTTGATGGCATACCTGCAGTCGGACGACGACGTAGGGGATGAGCTCGGGGCCGACGACGACTGCCGCATCTACGCAGACGTTGCCCCGCAGGATGCGACCGCCGGCGAACCGCACGCGATGCTCACAGTGGAATCGACGACAGAATTCCCCGTACTATCTGGACGGACCGTCGGTACGGTCCAGACCACAATCCTGCTTGACGTTCGCGCGGCGACGCGCGGCGAGGCCGTGTCGGTCTCGAAGCTGATTCGGGGCAAGCTGCTCGACATCCAGGCCGAGAAGATCGTGCCGAGCGTCAGCGGCGGGCTGTGGATCGACTCCGTGACGTCAGAGCAGGGGCGAGAAGATTTGGTGCAGGCGCCGCAAGAAGCCGACGACGCCTGGCAGTACATCGGTCGGCAGCGATTCGTGATCTTTCACGCGATCGACGAAACCTAAGGAGCAGTAGAGATGGCTCAGACTGGCAAGGGCGCGACGGCGGCGTTCGGATCGAGCTCGTGGTCGCTCGCGATCAAGGAGATCGATCTTGGCGAGGTGTCGAAAGAGCCCGTCGAAGACACGCCGCTGTCGGCGTCCAAGAAGACGTTCATCCCCGGCGACGTCACGGACGAAGGCGAGGCGACGATCGATTACTACTTCGATCAGTCGGCCGCGTCGCAGCCTGGCGTCACGTCGACCCCCGAGACGATCACGTTTACGTTTCCGCTCAAGTCGGCCGAAACAGTGGCGGCGACGCTGGCCGGAACGGGCATGGTGACGAAGGTCACGCGCCCGAAGCTGATGCTCAACGGTTTGATGATGGGCAAGCTCACGGTGAAGTGGAACGGCAAGACCGGCCCCTCGTACACCGCTGGATCGTAGTGCGGCCTCGGCCGCTTGGATGGCACGTTGTTCTTTGTCTGGAGACTGCGCGATGAATGTCGAGTTGCGAAACCACCCCGCCCAGGCCCGTCACCCCGTCACGGACGCGCCGCTGTTCGAAGAGGACGGGAAGACGCCGGTGCCGATGATCACCGACCAAAAGATGATCATGCTGGAGGGCTTTCAGGTGGGCTACATCACCATCGACGGTCCGGGGCGCGGCAGCGTCCAGTTCACCCGTACCGTCACGGACGCGGTGGCGCAGCGCGTGGCCGAGGCGGCGCGAAAGCTGGCCGGGATCGAGTCGGACGCTCGCGTTGCGGTTCCCCCGTCGGCGTCGCGCATTGACGCCGCGTTGCAGGAGGCTCGGGAGCGCGACAGCAGCGCCGCCGAGTCGCGGTAGGAACAGTGCGGCCTCGGCCGCTTGGATGGCACGATCGTGAATTGTTGGAGGATGGCACAGTGATCACGCTGGAAACGTTACTGAAGAGGCAGCAGCGCCGCGTCCGTCGGGTGGATCTGGACGGCGGCGAGTTCGCCTTCGTCCGATCGCTCACCGAGGGCGAGATGGCCGACTACGAGCAGTCGCAGTTGGGGGCCCCGGACAAGGACGGCCGCCGCCGCACCGATCCGGAGCAGCTCCGCCGCTCACGCGCTCGCTTGATCTGCCTCACGCTCTGCAACGAGCAGGGCGAGCCCGTGTTGAGCGCGGAGGACGAGGACCGCGTGCTGTCGCTCGATTCCGCCTTCACCGGCGCAATTGCGGACGCGGCGACCGAGCACGTCGGGCTGGGCCGGACGCGACTGGCTGCCAAGGTAAAAAACTCCGAGCCGACCCGCGGCGACGCTTCGCCATCCAACTAGCGCTGCGGGTCGGCCGGTTAGACGTTGACGAGATGCTGTCCGGGCTCACGCGCGATCAGTTCGAAGAGCTCTGGGCGGCGGGGATCTTGGACTGCTGGGCGGGCGACTGGGGGCTGTATCCGGCGGGTCTCGTCGCGGCCGAGGTGCACAACGCCTCGCTGCGGCAGCAGATTCTGGGCGGCCTGGAGGTCGAGGACGAGCAGTGGAAAACGGCCGTCGACTTCCTCCCCCGGGATGCAGCCGACGCCGAGAACAAGCCCGAACAGACCGTCGACGACATGGAGGCGCTGTGTAAAGCGGCGTACGGATAGTGCCTACGATCGAGCAGCTCGCGTACAAGATCGTCGCCAACACCGAAGGATTCACCGACGGCGTCGTCGCGACGCGCGCCGAGCTGCGGGCCGCTCGGCAGATCACCGAAGCGACGATGAGCACGTACGAGAAGCTGGAACGCTCGCTGGAGGGCGTCACGCATCTGTACGAGATCGGGGCGATCGACGTCCAGACCTACAATCGGGCCATGGCGGAATTGCGTCAGAAGGCCGACCAGACTGCGGCCGCTAACAACCGCGTCGCCGATTCTGCTCGTAATGCTTCGGTGTCAGTCAACGCCAGTGCAGGTGCTCACTCTCAACTGCTGCAGGCCCAGCTGGCGAACGTGCCCGTGATTGGCCGCGTCAGTAGCGCGCTGCAAGGGGTACCTCCGCAGCTATGGGCGATCGTCGCTGGCGTTGCCGCGACAAAGATCGGGTTCGATCTTCTGTCGGCTGGGCTTGCGACCATTCAGGAGCGCACCGGCGCGATCATGAACCTTGATCGGCAGGCGGAGGCCTTGGGCCTGCGAGCGAACGCGCTGTCCGGGTGGCGGGACGCTGCTTCGGATCTGTCGGGGGCAGTGGACGGCGAGCTGGACGCCGCGCTGTCGAAGATGAACATGCGCATCGCCGAGGCCGCGCACGGATCAGGCGGGGCGGCGAAGGCCATGGCCGCCCTGGGACTCGACGCGAAGTCGCTCGCCGAGGGAGGCACGGAAGAGACCTTCTATCGGATCGTCGACGCCCTGGTTCAAGTCGAAAACCAAGGGGAGCGAGCGCGGTTAACGGTCGACATCTTCGGCAAGAGCGGCGCGGGGCTGATTAACACGTTCTCGGCCGGATCGGAATCACTTCGAGAGGCCGTCTCCGACGCCGAGAGAATCGGACTTGCGCTTTCAAACCTCGACACTGCTCGCATCGTCGCCATGGGGCACGCCTGGGACGACGTGATGGACGTCTCCGAGGGATTTGCGAACAAGCTCACGGCCCGCGTCGCCCCGGGGCTGACTGCCGTCGCGAACACGTTCACGGCGGCCCTGGAAGAGGGGCAGCCGCTCAACGAGATCATGAACGCCCTGATCGACGCAGGCGGGGCGCTTGCCGACAACCTCGGATACGTGATGGACGTTGGCGCGACATTCCTGGGGCCCGCGACAGTCGCCGCTGCGACGTTCACGCAGTTCCTCATGGGGCCGATTCGCCAACTGGCGTGGCTCAATGCGGCGCTCGCCGAAATCGGGATCGGCAACCGCGACGAAAGCCTTCAGCGAATGGTGGGCGACCTGGATGCGCTCATGGACCAGATCCGCGGCGCCGGGATGGACCTAGAGGCCGCCGGCGGGCAGCGATGGTTCACGAAGCGATTCGAGGAGTTCAAGCGAGGCGCGCTCGAAGCTGAACCGCCGGCAAGGCAATTCGGCGGTGCGCTGCTGGACATTGCCGAGAAGGCCGCGGAAGCCGAGGAGTCCCAGAAGCGACTGGAGGAGCAGACGAAGCGATTCACCGACACCGCTGCTCGCGTGCACGAAGAGATGCGCACGCCGCTGGAGGTGTACCTGGATCGCATGGTGGAGCTGCAAAACGCAGTCGTGTACGGCGGCCTGACGTGGGAGGATTACGCCAGGGCCGTCGACGCCGCCGGCGAATCTCTCAACAGGGCGACTCAGTCCAAAAAGAACTTCGACGCCGTCAACGTGGCGGCGGTGACGCGCGGGACGCAGGACGCGATTGCAGCGAGTCAGAAGGCCATCGCGAACCAGCGTCGCATTGAAGATCAGGCCCGAATCGCCGAGTTAGGGCGCGGGCACATGCAGTCGACGGCCGCCATGGAGCGGCTGCTGGGATCGCAGGTGAACGAACAGCGATCCACCAATGAGCGACTTGGAATCCTCATCCAAGAGGCCCGCGGCGGCAAGGTTAACGTGAAGCAGGTGGATTTCTAATGGCAGTGGAAAGCGTGACGGAACACTCCCGAGGACGAACCGGGGAATGGACGCTCGACAAGCGGACCTACGTCGCCAGCTGGTTCGTGGTGACGGGCGATGCGTTGGACGGTCCGCAAATCGTCATCAATCACATTCACGATAACGGCTACGCGCCGATCGACGGGCCGTACAGTCACGGCAACGATTCCGATCCAAAGGCTCGCTGCACGCGGCTTGTGCCGACGATGGTCAAGGAAGAGTCTTCACGTCGCACGTGGCTGGTGAGGGCCGACTATGAAACCATGACGGACCCGTCCGGCAGCGGCGATCAGGGCGACTCCAAGAACTACCGCACTGAGGACGGCAAGCTCACCAAGGACCCATTGCAGCAGCATGACCGCGTCAGCGTCGGCGAACAAAAGTATCAACGGCCGATTATGAAGGCGATCTATCGCGGCGGGCTGAACGGCCAAGCATTGGCGCGGAGGCCTCCGGGGACGGTCTGCGCCCCGGCCAACAGTGCCTTCATGCCATTCTCTCCCGCCCCCGAGCGCGACCACACTCGTCAAGTCGTCAGGATCACGCGGGCACTGCCGGAATGGCCGGACCTGGTTGCAATCACCGTTCGGGATTCGGTGTGCAATCGGGCCTTAGCGATTCGAAAGCAATTTGAGCTCTACACGGCACAGTGGGACCCGTTCGTCGCCAAGCTCAATTCATTTACCGGGTCGTTCGAGTTTTCTAACGGCCGGCGGTACTGGGACTGCACGCTGGAGATGGTTGTTGACCTGGAGTTCGGCTGGCGGGCCGAGTATCTCGACCAGGGACTGCACGCCGCCTTCGGCGCGAATGGACTCGACGAGAACGGCGAAGTGATCAGCTCGAGCGATCCACGCCTGAAGGCCGGCATCCCGCAGGTGCGACGCCTCGTCGACGCGAACGGACTGCCGATCAGCGACCCAGTGCGGCTCGACGGCAACGGCCTGCCGCTCAGGCTCGATCAGCCGGACGTCTGGCTGCTGTATTCGGTGTACCCGGAAAACAACTGGAACCAGCTCGAAGCGCTGGGGTTCTTCCGATAGGAGCTGCGTTACATGGCACTCACTCGAGTTTGGTCCGGCAACGTCGACGGCGACGCGACCGACCCTTTGAATTGGCGACCGATCAGCCTTCGGTCGTCGCGCTACAAGTGGACCGTCACGGGCACGGCCGGCGAATACTACCTCGAGCTCGCCGGCGGCGGAGATCCCAGTCTCGCCGCCCCGTCGAAGCTCTACTACAACGGCACGGAGGTGGCGACGGGCACGACCGGCAGTCTCGCGGCCAACCGATGGGCCTACGGTGCGACAGGGGCCGGCTTCGACTCAGTCATCTACCGTACCTCCGGCACTGCCGACCCGGACACGCTGGCGCTCGATTCGATCCTTGCCTATGCGATTCCGGCGTCTGGGGACTCCGTCGTCGTTCCTGCGGGAGCGGGGAAGATCAACGAGAACCTCGACCTGTCGGCTATCTCGCTGGTCGACTGGATCGTCGAGGACGGGTATGAGAACAACATCGCCTCGGCGACGGCCTACCTCAACGTCACGCTGTCGGGGCGATTCAGTTTCTCCGGATCCGGCGGAGTCGCGTACATCAACCTGGGAGCCTCGGCGATCGCGGCCGAGGTGCTCAAGACGGGCTTCAGCACGTCGGCGCGCGGGCTCAACCTTCTGGGTACAGGACTGACGACGCTGGAGATCGCCGGCGGCCAGGTCGGCCTGGCGGGTCTGCCGGGGGAAACGTCGACGGTGACGACGGTGCGCGTCTCCGGCAAGGGCGCGTCGATCCTCGTCGGCCCCGGCGTGACGCTCACGACCTACTACCAGCAGGACGGGAACGCGTGCGTCCTGCGGTGCGCGGCGACGACGGCGACGGTCTACGCCGGCACGCTCACGACCGACGACGTGGGCGCCATCACCACGCTCAACGTCAACGGCGGGACGGTGGTCTGCAACAGCACCGGGACGATCACGACGCTGAACATGGGTGGAGGCGTCTGCGACTTCTCGCGATCGGCCCTGCCCAGGACCGTCACCACGCTTAACCACAACCTTGGGACGCTGTGGGTAGACAAGAACGTCGTCACGATCACGACCTACGCGCTGCCGAGCAAGCCGATGACGGTGGCGATCGCGGCGCAGGCAGCCTAAAGGAGTCGCTGGGATGGCAGGCGAAGAGCTCTACACGTTCTCGCGCGAAGGCATGCTGAAGCTCGTCGAGGATCATCGGCGGCTGCAGGCGCAATATCACAACCTCATGCAGCGCGTCGAGCAGATTCGCCACGACTCGGGGCCCGGGTCGCGCCTGCTCCTCGGCAAGACGGCGACGAACGAAAAGCACCCCAACTACCCGACCGAGAAGTCGAACCAGTATCTCGTCAAGATCCAGACCTGGGACTGGGACGAGTCGCCAGGCCTGACCGACCTGACCGACTCCGACCACGGCACGTACGTCGTAGGCCGCACGCAGTCGCCGCGATTCATCAAAGAGGGGTCGGAAGTGCTGGTGGTCGAGACGCGCGGGCGCAAGGGCCTGCGGCACATGATCCTCGACGTTGTCCCGGTGATTCACCGAGCCAAGGCAGCCGAGGCGATTGCGACCGGCGCCAGCGGCGACGTGGACGTCTACCTCGACGGGGCGGTGGTGGACACAATTGAGGCGTGGAACGACTGGGATGCCGGAGACGTCGCGGATAATGACGAGCTGCGGATCGTGCACCGGCCGGATTTGGACCGCTGGGAGATCCTGAAGCGAGGCAGTGGAAGCTCGACGACGATCAATCCGGTGATGTTTTGGGATGCGATCGAGCGGGGCGTGGGGTCCACATATCCGCGCGGAGGGTCGTACGCGTCGTCAGAATACTACACGTTCGACTATCAGAAGGTGCGCGGAGACTACGCGGCAAACCACCTCACGCCGCTCGACGCCTACTCCGCGGGCCTGCCGTTCGTCCAGATCGATCAGGACGGCGCGTACGAGATTTCGGCCGACATGCGGTTTGCCGTCAGCTACAACGGGACGGATACGGAGACGTACACCACGAGCGGTCCAAGCGTTGGCACAAACCACAATCACACGGTGACGGTTTGGCGCGGCAAAGAGATGTTCCCGCTCGTACTGATGTTCATGCAGTACCAGGTCGGCGGCGCAGGGGCGTGGACGTCGGTTCCCAGGTCGGAGGTCAGGACGACGGGGATCGCAGCCGTCGGCTACCAGACGGGCACGATGGAGGTGGCAGTAAGCCTGCGCAGGATCGTCAACCTGACTGCGGGGTGGACACTCCGCCAATACCTTGGATTCCAGACCACGACGTCGTTGTCTGACCATGCGTTTGTTAGCGCCAGCGCTCAGTCGCTGATGATCCGCTATCTCGGCGCCCAGATGAGCGACGCGAGCATTTAGGTCGCAATGGGACGCTGCGGCGCGTTGCCAGCACGCCCTGATCGCCGCCCCCGGCCAGGCCTTCTCTCCGGCGGACGCCGGCCCGCTGGTCATTTCTTGTCGCACCCGTGTTGCGCAGCCTGTTTCCGCGCGCGTTTTCTGCTGCTGTTCGCTTGCGACTCTACTTGCCTCGCCGTCATGTGAAGGTCGCTGCCGCAAAGTCCCTGAAAACCAGCAGAAACCCTTGAAAACCAGGGGTAAACGGCCTATTCTCTTGGTGTTGTAAGTCCTTGTGCGTCCCTGTCGGTTCCTCGCCGATGTCGCACGTTGTTGCACCGGAGCCCACACGATGCCCGCCGCCCCTCGGTTCACCGTGCCGTGGACGAAGTCCGCCATTGAAGCGATCAAGCCGTCCGCAGAGGGCCGGCGGTACTACTACGACACCCGCGTGCCTGGTCTGGCGGTGCTCGTCACCGAGCGCGGGGCCAAGTCGTTCTACCTGGTGCGGCGCGTCGGGCGAAAGTCCGAGCGGATACGCCTCGGGGGCTGGCCGCAGCTCACTCCCGATCAGGCGCGCGACGCAGCCCAGTCCTACAACGGGCAGATCGCAGGCGGGTGGTCGCCGGCGGCGGACAAGCGGCGGGGAGACGCGATGACGTTTGCCGACGCCTATCGCCTATTCCTCGACTCCCCGCCACGGACGCGCCGCGTTGCGACGAGATCCAAGTCGACGCTCGACAACTACCGCTGGTGGCACGACAAGCACCTCCGCGAGTTCGACCACCGCAAGCTGTCCGCGATCGGTCGCGGCGACGTGGAGCGGCTGCACGCACACGTCGGGGCGACCGCCGGCAAGGTGATTGCGAATCGCGTGCTGACGCTGGTCCGGGCGGTGCTCGAGAAGGCCGTCGACGCGGAGCTGCTCCAGGTCAATCCAGCGGCGCGGGTGCGGAAGTTCGCTGAGGAGTCACGGACGAGGTTCCTCCGCCCCGAGGAAGTCCCCGTGTTGCTCGAGACGCTCGACAAGTCGCGGCATCACTCGCTGAAGGACTTCGTGCTGCTGGCCCTCTTCACCGGCCAGCGACGCCAAAACGTCGTCGGGATGCGGTGGGAAAATCTGCGGCTCGATGACGGGGTGTGGGAGATCCCGCACACGAAAACTGGACGGCACGTCGTCCCCCTGATTCCGCAGGCGGTGGAGATCCTGCGGCGCCGCCGTGTCGAGGTTGCGGAGTCTCCGTGGGTGTTTCCAGCGCGCCGCCGCAACGGCTGCTGGGCGGCCGCCAATTTCTGCTTCCGCAGGGCACTCGAAGGCACGCCGCTCGCCGATCTGACGATCCACGACCTGCGTCGCTCGCTCGCATCTTGGCAAGTCCGGACCGGCGCTAACCTACCTGTCGTCGGTCGGACGCTGGGGCACTCGCAGCCGCAGACGACTGCGATCTACGCGCGACTCGACGACGAGCCAGTGCGTCGTGCAATGCAGACTGCGGTCGAGGCGATGTTGGCGGCCGGAGCCGCGACGAACAAACCAGACGCCCCGACGAAGCCAGCGCCACGCCGACGAGCAAAGTAATGGCAGGTTCACGCTCCGCGGCGTGACAAGCAATCCACGCAGCGTCAATCGCACGCTGTAGCTCCGGCTTTCGGTAGACGCGGCCAAACGGAATTGCTGGCAGGTTCGGCTGCGAGGGGTCGTACACGGCAAGTCTGAACAGCATCACCATCTCCCGCTGCGGGAGCTTCCATGCGGACATCGCGTCCTGCTGCCGGATGACGGACCGGTGGGCCGGGTTCAGCCCTTTCATCAGGGCGTCGGTGATGCTGGCTATGGTAGTGCACAATTGTGCACTGTCAAGAATCCGCCTTAGGATGCGGTGCCATGAGTGGCGCGAGGAATCGAGTCGGTCTTGTCGCAAAACTTTCTAAACAACTCAACGCTGCGAATTGCGTCAGCGCGCTCTGACGCCATGCCAGCCAGTTGCTCGGCCTGCCGCTTTCCGGCTGTGGTAATCGACAGCGCCTTGACAAGACATCGCAGAAAAATCCCCGTAAGACCCTCATCTAGAAGATATTGCGTTGCCCGCAAAACGATCGTTCCTCGACCTACGTTAAAGGCGTCGCGAATTGTTCGTGGCTCTTCCTCGCCCCAGTCTTCCTGCTTGATAAACGCACAAATCTCATCCGCCTCCACTTGCACGCGACTTCGGCGATCGGAATGATGCGGTGCGCCGAGTCGCGCCAGCGTAACCACGCAAATCTGCGGAATGGATACGTTGATCGCCAGCTCCTCCAGGTAATCCAACTGGGCGACCATCTCCTTGACATGAAGTCGATCGGGGTCGCTTTCTTTGGTCAACGCAAGTTTCAAGATAATCCCGACGGATGCGTTTCGGGCCAGTCGAATGTCGCATCGCAACAGGCTTCGGCGATACTCGCACGCGATGCCGAAATAGGCATACCAGGCCAGCAGGGCCAGTAGAGACAGCGTCGTGATTGTGTACGCGGATTCCATGGTAGGCGCCAAAAGTCGAGGTCAACGTCTGGGAAGGTGCCGTTGAATCATATCCTCCAGGTGCGCCCTGGCCAACTTGGATTGGGCGTCCGCAATGTCTCCGCGCTTAAGAGCTCGCCTTGCGATTGCGCCGAGTACGACAGCCAAGGCAGTCGCGACGGCCGTTGGTGCATGCACGCTCATCGCCCATCCAGTTAGGTATTCAATCGTCGTGTGCTTCCCTGCAGAAATCCAGACTGGAAACCCGATCGCGGAAAACGCCAGGCCAATGCCGCCCATCCAATGCAACGAGATCTTGAACAGCACAAAACGATTCTTAATGCGCTGCATCGTCTGTTTGTATGCCTGATCCGCCGCTGTCGTTGAGGCGACTCGACGGCGGCGAGCTTTTTTCCGCTTTCGCTGCTTCGGTGGAGCGGGTGACTGCTGCGGTATAGGGGTATCACTTCCGTCGCTCATTGGCCAGCAACCTTTCGCTTCCTTTCTGAGTCCTTTGCCGCCTTTTTCCTGGCGTCGGCTGCTTCGCCCTGGACTTGCTTCATTGCCGCCATCGCGCCAGCGGCGTCGTCTGCGGCGCCGGGTGTTGGCTCGCGACCGTGGGTGGCGCGGAACTCGGCAAGCGCGTCGCGGAATGTGTCCGTGGAATCAAACGATTTCTGTCCTTGGCGATTGGGCAGTAGTTGGCCTTTGTCGATCAGCATCGACTCGAACGCATCATGCTGTTCTATGGGCACCTCCGCCCTGGCTCGCTGAAACTGCATGTGATGCCTGGGGCATAAGCCTCGCCGAAGCTTGCTTGCCTTCTCACCGCAAACGACGCATCGGCCTTCTGAAGCCAACGACAGGGCTGTGTCTTGTTTCCTCATGAATCCATGTTGAGCAACTTTTTTCAAGTTCGCAACATGTTGAAACGCGTTGCCTTACGCTGATTCAACTGGGTCGCACGTTGAAATCTTTGTTGACACCAAGGACACACATGGATACAGTTTGGCCACACGTGACGCATGAAGTTGGTTTGGATACGGACGTGGAAAACTTGTTCGCATCGGACGCGGGATGGACCTGGCACTCACGGGGAGGCACCGTCCGATGCTTGCTGAATTGTCGAGGATCGTCGCAATGGTTGGAGTGACCGCCAAGCCGCAGATCAAAGATGCAGTGCGAGCCCGCGTCACTGCTGGCAAGTGCCTGATTGCTGGCTGCGACTGCAAGGTGGTGAAGCGCGGGCTGTGCAACGCGCACTACCTCGCCTTTCGTCGAGAGTCGATGAATCGCCCGCGTAAAGACCGGGCCGAGTTTGAGGCCGCTGCGATTCGCGAAGGGCGAATCCTCGCAGTGTCTGAGGCTCGCCAGATTCGTCGGCCCAATCCATTTGCTGATCTGTAAGGAGGCGAGCATGGCCCGCGCAGCAACAGCAACTCGCGAACCGCTTGCCACTCGCAAAGAGGTCGCCGCGTACCTCGGGATCGCCGAGAAGACGCTGCGCAACTGGGCGGTGAAGGGCTGCGGGCCGAAGTACGTGCGCGTCGGAGGCGAAGTGCGATACCGCTGGGACGACGTCGACGACTACGTCGAGTCTCGCCGAGTGTCGCACGCTGGGGAATTGGAAGAGTAGTCCCGGTGGGCGGGACTGAGGGGGCCGGGGCGTGCCGCTTGGTGCGCCCCGGCTTTGTGATGCGGGGTAGAGAAGTGGTCATCTCACCGGCCTCATAAGCCGGAGATCGTGGCTTCGAATCCCACCCCCGCTACTGAGCGACTCGCTTTGATGATCCCGAAATGCGTTTCGGGAACATCGCGAAAACACCGAGAAATCACGTGCGATCACACGGCACAGTAGCCCGGCACGTCGCCGGGTGGGGCGGGGTGTTGTCATTAGCTAACCGCCCCTGAATTCAACGGAGCGCGAGCGATGGAGCGACTCAGAAACAAGCGACGCCTGAAGCCGACTCCGCTCGACGAGCTCTGCGACTCGCTGTCCGCCGAGCTGCGGGCCGCGAAGGACGCCTTGGCTGACACGCATGCCACGGACTGGGATCGTCGGATCGGCTGGCACGACGCGATTCAGCACGTGCTTGCCCAGGCACGCATCAAGCAGCGTCAGCAGCGATAGCAATTACCGCCTCTTCCGCCCACTGAAAGGGACTCTCATGTCTGTTGATCAATTGAATGAAGTAGCAAGAAACGCCGTTGAGGAATACCTGCGTTCCGACGCGGCCGTTAAGAAGATCGCGGAGACTGTTCAAAAGACGACGGATCGAGCGATTGAAGAGACGCTGTCGAGCTACTCGGACTTCGGCAAGCAGGTGAAAGCCGCGGTGTCCAAGTCGCTCGCCATCCACGGCAAGATTGAATTGCCGGAATACAACCACATGCTGCTAAACATGATCGCGGTGCACGTGGAGCACGCGACCAAGGATTCGATACAGCGCCAAGTCGCTGAGCGCATGAAGGATCTGCTTGAGCCGGCGCCGGCCGAGATCAAGCTGTCGGAGCTGATCGAGCAGTACCGCGAGTTCCTGAAGGACCGCGCAAACTCTGGCTGCAGCTGCGACTCTCGACACGAGTTCTACTTCAAGGTTGAGGACGAGGACGACGATTTCTTCCGTCGCATCGCGCTCAGTGAGTCGAAGCCCGAAAGGCACCTGTCAGCGGACATCCGTTTTGGACTGTCGCGCGGCGCCCGTCCTCGAGGCGAGACGCCATTCGTTGGCGAGATCTACACGCTGTCCTTTCGAGAAAACCAAGAGATCGAACGCAAGATGTTCGTCGGTCCGCTCTACGGGTTTCAGCGTTCGCTGTTCCAGATGCAGGCCGCGAAAACCGCCATCATCGTCGACGTGTACGCGTCGGACGTCGACACGTCGTACGGCGATCACGACTAGCGAGGCCACTTTTCTTCCGCCCACACGAGGATTCTATGGACGTTCAGTTTTTTTGCCAGGACTGCGAAGCCCAGTGGGACATTCGCGACGTCAACGGCGATGGCGCCGCGAACGTGGCCGATCTGTTTGACGAGATCCACTGCAAGTGCAGGACTCCGAATGTCGCACGAGCCGTGATTCCGCTTGCCGAGGTGCCCGTAGCGGCCGAGCCGCTTGACTGGTCGCTGAACATGACCAACGGCCGCCTCATCGGCTCCCACGCCGCGGCGGATGCGTCGCTCGCTCTGTATCAGGTGTGGAACGACGGAGACCACTGGCTTGCCGCCACGATGCACGAGCCGCTCGCCACCGGCACGCTGACCGAGTGCCTCGACGCGTGCCAGGAAGACTTCACGGACGCTCGCGAACACGACGCGGCGATGCGCGGCGAGGTGCAGCCATGAACGCCACGCGCCCAAATTGCGGCACATGCGGGAAACTACTCGTCGCGTGCGCGTCCGGCTGGGCCTGCCAGGATCTGCAATGCAGCTCGCGAGTCACGCCATACGGCCCGCAAGTTCCAGGGATTGAAAACATACCTGGCGATCTGGCTGTCAAGCCTGCGACTACTCAGGTCGACGACGACGCAATCGGCGACTGCCCGGAGTGCGACGGACAGGGGTGGGTTGAGTGCTCTGCGTGTGACGGCACTGGCGACGAGCGTTGCTTTTCCTGCGGCCACGACCACGAGTGCGACACATGCGGAGGTGATGGCGAAGTCGAGTGCCGTGACTGTCACGGTTCTGGGTGGATTGCAAAGCAGAAGCTCGGAGTGGTGAAGGCATGAGCGACGACCTGACAGACGCCGACCTATACGAGCGACTCATGCAAGGCGCCACGCCGCCGCTTGACCGCGAGATCGACGAAGTGGTGCACGCGATGCTGGTGCGATTCTACGGGCGATGGGACTACGCGGTGGCAAAGATCGAGGCCTTGGCCGAGGACTGCGACCTGCGTGGATGGGTGAAGCAAGGCAGCTACGTGCGGATGCACGTGCGACGAATGGAGGCGGAGCGATGAATGAGCGGCTGACGACAACCCAAGAAGAGATCCTCGCCACGATGCGACGCATTGGCGAGCCCGTGCGGTTCTCGGACGTCTTGCAGGATCTGCGGGAACGAGTGGCGACGGGTGCGGCCCACAACGCGACGAACCGCGACATGCGGGACGTGTTGGAGGACTGGGGCGGCCTGGAAGAGCTCGGCCGCATTCGCCGCACTCGCGGCGGCTCGACGCTGTGGGAGCTCGCGCCGCGAGTGGAGATCGTCGACGACGAAGAGCCCGTGCAGACCTCCGAGGAGTCCTGAGATGGGCGTCTTTGGGATGCACGTGATGAGGGTGGTCGATCGAGGAAGGAGCAAGAAGTATGAATACCGCAAGAAGCGAACAATCACGGCGCCGCCCGTCATCGACCCTGCTACGCTCCCTCGAGAGATTGGCGTGGACGATCTGCGGGATCTGGACCATGTCGCCATCTGCTGGCTCGGAGCGTGGATTCTCTGCGACGTCCTCTGCTGCGAGCTCGACGGGCCGCAAGTGTCATTGCGGTCGCGAGACACGGCGCACCTGTTTGGCTGGGTCGACGCCGAAGAATTGCGCGGACGCGTCGCCAAAGGCGAGTCTCGCAACGTCCGCCTCTACGATCCCTTCTCGGCCATCTCGAAGCTTTCTGCCCGAGGCAGGCGGCTGCTTTTGGGCGTCGATGCTGCTGCTGAGCTTGATCGGCTGGTCGGCGACGTTCCTGGTGGCGATGGCGGCGGCTTGGTGGATTGAGGGTTGAGCGATGACGGCATCCCCAACGCAACAAGCACTCGCCGAGATCCGCGCCCGCGGCCATGAGGCTTGGGAGCGAGCGTCGATGGTCGAGTTGCAGGACCTGTCACTGGCGCTCGCGGCGGCCCAGGTCGCGGCTTGGCAGTGCAGAGAGTGCTGCGGGGCGAGGTTCGGCGAGCGCTGCGGGTCGAAGGCGGTGCAGATCGAGCGGGCAATCAAGATGCGCGAGCGCGGGGCCGGAGATGCCTCGGTGCGAGCGATGGACGAGATCTGCGAGCACTCCGAAGCGTACGCCGACATTCAGGCGGCTTGGAGACTCGCGAAGGATATGGCGCCAGACGGCGTGCGTTTGGCGGACGTGGCGAACGCGGTAGCGGCAGTTGAAAGGGATCTGGATGGCAACGGCAACGACTGAGAATGCGGCGGCGGGTGAAGATCTGGCGTTGATTGGCATGGGCGAGCTGGAGGCGCGTCTGGATAAGTGCCGCGGGCTGATCGACACCGAGCCATCGGCGATGAAAAGGACGGTGCTGATCGCGAAGGCGATGAAGATCGCGCGGCAGTACATCCGTTCGAACATCGCGGACCTGGCGGAGCTGCAGGGCTCGACGCTGGGGTTTCAGGTGGACAAGGAGTACGCGCCGAACGAGCTTGTTGATCCGCTAACTGAGGCGGCGATTCTCAATCTGCCATTTACTGGCAATTGCATCAACGTGATCAGCGGCCGTCTCTACGTCCCCAAGCCGGGATGGGAGCATCGCTTTCGCAATCACGCTGACTGCTCGTGGCCCGAGCTGCATATCGGCGAGATCGAGATGACCGAAGACGCGAAGTGGGTCGATCTGCCGGAGGACAAGTGGTATCAGAACAACGGAAAGACGATCAAGCAGCGCAGCATCCCTGGCATGGCCAAGTGCGCCTGCTGGGCGAAGTGCACGTTTCGCGGGATCGAGCTGCGCGTGCAGTTCCTGGACATGTCGAAGTCGGGCGGTCTCGACGAGCGGTTCGCCATCAAAGTCAACCGCGGCATGACAGAGGATGCCGTCCGGGGGAAGGTTGAGGCGCGGCTGTACAAGGCTCTTTGGCGGCTGGCGATGGGCACCGGGGCCCCTGGGACGAATGACGGAGACGACGCGCCGCAGGCTGACGACAAGACCGTCGAGGCGACTGCGGCGCCGGCCGCTCCCGTCGCGACCGATGCTCCGCAGTCGACCACCGCATCTCCATTCGCTGCCGGAGAGCCTGAACCGGGTTCATTTGAGGAATACGCGTCGCTCATGTCGCGGGCTGGCTCGATCGCGGTCGCCGGCGAGATCCGCGGCCGCTACGTGTTCGAAGGTGAACTCGCCCAACGGGCAAACGACGTGCACGCCGCGCGGAAGGCCGAGCTGCGGGCGCAAGCGAATGGGCAACGGTGATCCCATGAGTCGCAGCCTGTCGTTACTGGAGTGGTACATCGTGGCGTCAGCGTGCCTGTGGTACCTGGTCGCTGTGGCTCTTCTGGTCGTGCTCGGGGTGGCTGTCACGTCTTGGTTCTGGCGTGTGAGCAACAAAAGGAGCGGGCAATGACCCATTACTGGCGAGTGCGTGCGCGGCTCCCCGAGCGATTCGGCCAGCGCTGCCGCGTGCTCGCCGTGGGGCGGCTGAACTCGGCGCTCGTCGAGTTCGAGGACGGGTGGCGAGTTGTGACGTGTCGGTATTACGTGCGGAGGATCAAGTGAGCGACCACGGCAAACGCAAGTGCAGCGCCTGCGGCGACACGGCACGCAAGTCGCTAAACGGACGTCCGCTTTGCGATGAGTGCTACGACGAGCTGAAGGACGGCAAGATCGTCAACCAAAACGTGAACTTCTTTGGCGGTCCGCTGAGTCACGGAAGTGCTGATGGTGGCGACGACAATCCTTGGCAATCGAATGCGATCAGGCAAATGGAGGACGGAGTATGACCACCATCGCCAGCATCGTCCGCGATGGCTCAAAGTCTCGCGTCGTCCTCCGCCGCGATGGGCGCCTGGCTCTAGAGCGAGCCGCGGCCGTGCTGCGTGACTTGCGTGCGGCAGGCGGGGAGGCGATCTGCGAGCACGTGGCTCGTTACATCGAGACGATCAACAAGCGGCACGCGCCAGCGGTCAAGGTGCGGGCGATCAAGAGAGACGGAAGACATAAGGCGCTGCCGAAGGGGGACAGGACGTGAGTAAGGAAAGGCTGAAAACCGCTGCCGACTGGTACGACGTCGAATCAATTCACGCATCAATCAAGCGGCAACTTAAATGCGGGTCGATCACGCGGATAGTTGAAGGCATTCCGATGCCGCCGCCGAGCGATGTTGGCTCGCGTGAATTTTCTGAATGGTTCGCTCGCCATCTTCGCCTGGCGATGGCGAAGGGCATTGACTTGGCTAAGCGAGAAAAGCCCCGCTACCGCCCGCCGCAACCGAGCGACGATGGGCACTATTGCTTTTTGGAAGAGCTGCCGAGCGATGCGCCGCCGACGCTGGTGCGCATCGAACCATACATCCACGATTACCCGCCGCATGTCTGGCAGTATTGGACCGTCGCGGGCTGGCGAGAACTAACCAAAGGCGTTTGGCCGTGCGAGCGGCCGGAGTAGTCGCAATGAAAACCGCAGAAGAGCCTGCATACCTGCGATTTGCAATCCGTCGCGATCTTGCGGAAATGCTGGCCATTGAACACGACTCGTTTGACTGGCCGTGGACGGAAGAAGATTTCGTTCGGCAGCTTCGCCAGCGGAATGTGATTGCAGTGGTTGCTGAAATGGATGCAAGAATCGCTGGATACATGGTTTATCAGCTTAACCCGAAGTGGCTGACGCTGCTCAACATCGCGGTCGAGTCTCGGTGGCGTCGTATGGGCGTCGGTCGCCAAATGATCGACAAGCTCGTCGGGAAACTGCATTCGCAGCGACGGACGTCGCTGAGGCTCCATGTTCTCGAAACAAATCTTGGCGGTCAGGTTTTTTTTCGAGCTTGCGGGTTTCGCGCCGTGGCAATCAAAGACGAATGGTTCAACACAGACGAGCCAGCGTACGAAATGAGATTGACGATCCAAGCGGAACAAGCAGCAAGGCCGTGCGAGCGGCCGGAAGGGGGTGGGGCATGAGCATCACCGAGCAAGAGGCGAGAGAGGCGGCGAAGACACACGAGGAATGCAGTCGAAAGTTCTTCGCAGGCGAGTTGTTTGGAATAAAGGCGCACGATGACTATGGCAGATCAAGCACGACGTTGATCGAGTTCGCGCGTCAAGAACTCTCCCGCCGCGACGCCGCCCAAGCCGCTCGCCAGCAGCCCATCACGCCCAAATGGTGTCTCGACAACGGGGCGCATCTATCTGGTCAGTGGTACTGGTTCGACGACGGTTTGTCGATTCGTCCGGTCGCTGGAGGTAGGTGGCTCGTCGTCGTTAACCAGCGAATGCTCGACTGGTCGGCGGAGTGCGTGGGGCAGTTCGAGGATCTGCGGAAGGCGTTGAGAGGGGGCGTGTGATGGGCGAGAACACGAAGATCCAGTGGGCGCATCACACGTTCAACCCGTGGCGCGGATGCACCAAAATCGCGACTGGCTGTGCGAACTGCTACGCGGACGCTCAGTCGAAGCGGAATCCGAAGACGCTTGGGATCTGGGGGCCGAACGGCACGCGCGTCGTCGCTTCCGAGGCCATGTGGCGCGAGCCGTTGAAGTGGAGCAAGGTAGCAGCGAGCTTGCCAGACACCATAGTTCGGCCTGGGTCATTGCCTGTGGAGCACATTCCGGTAGAGCGATTGCGAGTCTTCTGCGCATCGCTCGCGGACGTGTTTGAGGACTGGCGAATGCCAGTCGTTAATTCTCGCGGCGAGCAGCTGTTCGTTCATGCCGATGGCACGATGGATTACGAGCAGCATGGGAAGCAGGCTAGCCTGAGCGACGTTCGCGCTCGCCTCTTCCGCTTGATCGACTCAACGCCGAATCTCGACTGGCTGCTGCTCACGAAGCGGCCGGAGAACATTCGGCGGATGTGGTGCTCGCATGTAAACACCGACGGACGCCCGCCGTCTCGATTGCGCCGCGACAATGTATGGCTAGGCACGTCGATCGCATGTCAAGAAGACGCGGACCGCAACATCCCCGAGCTGCTCAATTGCCGCAATCTGGCGGCGAAGTTGTTTCTGTCGATCGAGCCGCTCGTCGGGCCGGTGGATATTAGCTCGTGGATCGGATGCTTTCATGAGTCAAGCGATCCAAATCAAGACGATCATGCAGAGTGTGCCGCTACCGCCAACTGGGTCATCGTCGGCGGCGAGAGCGGCCCGAACGCTCGGCCCTGCGACGTCGCCTGGATTCGGTCGATCGTCCGGCAGTGCAAGGACGCGGGCGTGCCGGTGTTCGTCAAGCAGCTTGGGGCGAAGCCATTCGTGGATGGCAGCGGAGGCGAGCGGTTTGGGTGGCCGTGCGGGTTTGAGGTGCGCGGCGGACAGACATGGCTGCGTTTGCGAGATACCAAGGGCGGCGACCCGTCCGAGTGGCCGGAGGATCTGCGCGTGCGTGAGGTGCCGTCATGACCCTCGACACCCTCCCCCTATTCTCCCGCCCGCGTTCGCCCTTCAGCTACCTGCCGCTCGCCGCGCACGTGCCTGACTGGACGCTCGAGGATCGCGAGGCTCGCATCCTGGAGCACGGCGCCGACTGCGACGCCGATCGTCACACGCTGGCGATGGTCGCGGCCTGGCGAGCTCGACGCGACGCAGGAGACGCGGCGCCGAAGCCGGGATGCTGGGGTGAGTATCGATTGACGCTGGCGGACGGGACGCCAATTACGGCGATCGTGGAGTGGCCATATTTGGCCTGGATCGGCGATACGCAGGAGGTTGAGTTCTACGGAGACGTTAGTCCGACGGGCTATCGCTCGCAGTTCTTTCGCGAGGCGGAAGTCGTCGGGGATTTTGGCGAGTGGCTCGTCCTGCAGGCAGAGAAGCACCGGGCCGAGACGATTTGCGAGTGGGAAAAACAGCAGCGGAAGGCGGCGCCAAAGAAGCGGCCGGCCAGGAAGTAGCAACAAGGACGAGCGCCATGGCTGGTGATTGGATCAAATGGAGCAAGGGCTTGGCGAGCCGCCGCGAGGTGGTTCTTGTCGCTGCCAAGCTGGGCCTCGACCGACATGACGTCGCCGGGCGCCTCATGGTTCTCTGGGAATGGGCGGACGACAACATTCCCGACTCTGATATCGACGATCTGTCCCTGGATGCGTCCCTGTCTCTTGGGGACAAGGCCTTCTCTTTTATCGATGCTCTGGTGTGTTTTCCGGGATTCGCTGACGCGCTCGCCTCCTCTGAAGTCCGCTGGTTGACGGCTCGCTCCAGTGGCCGCATCGCGTTCCCGCATTTCGGCCGACACAACGGAACCACTGCAAAGACAAGGGCTTTGGAGTCACGCAAGAAGCAACGGCAACGCGCCAAAGGGAAAAAATCGTCCCCGGAAACGTCCCGCAATCAACGGGACAACAACGGGACCAGAGAAGAGAGAAGAGAAGAGAGTAATAATCTCTCTCTCAGTAGCACGGCTCATGACGAGCCGATCCCAGTTCCGCCGCTGCGGACCTGGAAGCATCCGCCGGGTGCGTCTCAGGCGGTCTGCGACGCGATCGACGTCTGGCAGCGGCACCAGTCGCTCACCAACGGCAGGCCCGACAACGACGTGCAAATCGAAACGTCCTACTCGCACTGCCTTCAGGCGGGCTGGAGTCAGGACAAGATCGCACGCTCGATCCCGTTCTCGATTTTCAAGCACTCCCGCTCTTGGATCGACCCCGACGTCGACTACCAGTCCCAGCGTAGCGCGCCGAAGGCTGGTAAGCCGTCGAAGCCGAAGTTGGACCTCGAAAAATTGGAGATGTAGGAGATGACCGAACAGGAATACCAGGCCGTCGCGAAGCGGATCTTCGCGCTGTGGCCCTCGCTCGCCGATTGGTTTGCGGCGCTGGCGCCAGAGGCCCAAGGCGGGATCAAAGAGCGATGGCGCCTAGCGCTGATGCCAGCCGATAAAGCGAGCGTCGACGAGTCGATCGTGCAGCTCGCGTCCGGCGGTGAAGATCCGTGGCCCTATTCGTCCGACAAGGAGCGTGCGGCCGCGATCGTGGCAGGCATGGCGGGTAAGGCCGCGTGGCTGAGGCGGATGGCGGACGTGCGGCTCAAGGAAGACCAGCAGCGGTTCTACTGCCTGGCGTGCCGCGACACTGGCGAGGTGTCCTGCTATCGCGCGAAGGAGGTGTACTGGATCGCCAAACTGCGAAAGCTGCCGCACTTCGCGAACACGTACGCGGCGCGCTGCAGTTGCCGAGCTGGGCAGCAAATCAAGGTCGATTCGATGGGGCGGGAATACGATCCAGAACTGGACGTCGCACGCGACCTACCTCCGAAGGAGATCATCACGACGTGCGTGGCGATCGTCGAGCGGATTGAGGAACAAGCGGCGAGGGTTGGCGCCGATGGTAGAGTAGTGGCGTTCGATGCGTTCAATTTAGGCGCCACCGTATGAATCAGCTCGCAGCAGCGATTGGAAGGGCAGACGCGAAGCACTGCATACGCAACGCGTGGTCCCAGTCCGGCTTGGGCGAGTGGCCGTTCATTGATGAATTGCCGTTCGCGCCGCCCCGCAAGTGGCGATTCGACTGGGCCTGCGTGGATGCGATGCTGGCTATCGAGATCGACGGAGTGACGCACGAACGCAAGGGCTGTGATCGTCGCGGCGGGCGTCACCAGAACGCGAAGGGCTTTGAGGGTGACTGCGAGAAGCTCAACGCAGCGACGGCGCTCGGTTGGGCTGTGCTGCGGTTCACGCCTGACATGGTGACTCGCGCCCCGGTGCAGTGTGCGGAGATGGTTCGCGACGTGATGGCGTCCCGCCTGGCGGCTCGGCCCCATATCGCGACGGGCCCATATGCGATCGGCGACATGGGCCGCCCCATATCACCGGCCCATATGACGGGCCCATATGGGCTCGGCGATATGGGCCCGTCATATGGGGCCGAGAATTCTAGTGAAATTCGCTTGATGTAGAC